CGGCAGGAGTTTCAATGGTTTCCAATGCCTTCATCTTCAAGGTGACAAGGGTGTTTTTCTTACCTTCCGCCTTCTTGTCATCCAGTTGCTTGGTTTCCCACTTCATCACAATCTTGTGTGCGCCAATAGGAAACAGCTTGAATTCAGGTGCATCTGCCAGATCGTCAAGCGTGCCATCCAGCAGAGAGTCGATGTCGAGATTGAGAGTGTCGTTGGTCATGATAGTAAGATATGTGAATGAAAATTAATTGGGATTGGTTTGTTGTTTGCTAAGAATATTTTCCACCAATGTGGCATATCCTGCAATGTCGTGCCAGTGGTCAGTGAAGTTACTATTTCCGCATAGGATCCTTCCAAGTTTGTGACAAATCATTTCAATAGCTTCTCGTTGATACGGAGGAAGCTGACTCCAATTTCGTTCTCCTCGTACCACTTCTTTCAGATGCTGCATTACTGAACCATTAGCTTGAAAATCTCCATGAGAGTTTTTGCGTTCAGCTAGAGTGGATGTAATATCGGGCATGACATTTATTTCCCTTTCATTGATGCCGCCAAAGCTTGTAAATCTACTACAGCTTTATTTGCTGGCGTAGCTTGTGAAACTGGCGGAGGCGCTGTTACTGATCCGGCATTGCCGGCGGTGGTTGGGTTGAGGAAAATTGAAACCAGACTGGCTTCCCCCGGCTTACTTTCGAGGACATTACCAGTTCTAGATCCCGTAAGGACATTGTTTGCATATGTGGTGGAACTGGCAGCGACGTGCTTTTTATTCTTAACTTCACAGTATACAACCTCGTCGAAATACTTAGCTGTATTACGAGAAAAGTTACGAGTGCCTGCCGTAGGGACCAGTTTTTGTTTGCCGTCCTCCATCTCAACTTCTGTCTCATGACTGATACAGATAATGTTATAAGGTGCTTGCTGGACATATGATAGAAATGTTTCCATTAGCTTACCCAGATTTGCCCAATCATCAAACTCCATCTTATAATCTTCAGGCTGCGCCTTGGTAATATGAGCAGTAGATGAATTGGTAAGCTGGGTCAGGGAGTCTACGATAACAATCGTATCAGGTCCAAGGGAATTCAGTTCGACACGAGTAAATGGCAAGGATTTAGATTTACAGACCGCACATGAAACTTTGCCATGTAGTTCGCAGATATCAACTGGTCCGCCTTTGATAACCTTCAGCATGGTTTCAATAGCGATAGGAAATCCACGGGTGTCAGGAATACTGATTACTTCAATGCGATCATGACATTCAGGGGGTAGCTTAAGCAGCGTATCTGAGCCATTTTCCAGATCAAACAGCAACACGTTAAGTTTAGGGTTTAGGGCAACTGAGCCAGCGAGCTGAGTTTTACCTGATTTGGGCGGCCCGAATACGAGAACTCGGTGAGATTTAGAAGCTGATTTCTGGGAGAGTTTCATAGCATTTCATCCACTTGTTCGTGTTCAGTTGTCGATTGATTGTTAATTTTACCTATCTGACTATCCAACAAATCCATCAATGTAATCTGCACCTGATACTCTGTCTTATCTTCCATATCTGCCGTGCATGGCTTGGTGAGATTAGCTGTAGACAGCGAACATGAATTTACATACTCACACTCTCTGCCAAAATTCATGCAGCTTTCACCTCGCATCGGGTAGATTTCTGCTGCATCGTACATCTTGATTGTTTCAATATCTAGCAACAATTCCCGAATCCACAGAGCACGTTGCAGATATGTTTTGACGAATGGAATTGGGAAATACTCGCCAGCAGTTGTGGAGTAGACCAGGTAGAGAACTTTATACGAGGATAGATCAGGGTACAAATGATCCAGGACTACAGAATATCCGATAGCCTGCGCGCTGTTTTTATACGTGGTTGGATTTACTGCTCGCGACCCCGTAGTTTTGCACTCCAATACGAGAACTTCTCCAGTAATACTATGACGAAGCACAGCATCCACAAAACCACGTAATCTGTAGCCGTCAGGAAAACTAATGGCGAATGATAGTTCAGTGGCTGGCTTGTCTTGGTAATAGACGAGTTCGTAATCTCTGAGAATGGAGGATCGTAGAACAAAGAATCTTTTGATTGCAATGATTGCAGACCAGAGAGACTTGTTGAGTTTTTCATCTTCGTCAAAGATTGATGGTGTGTGCCAGCCAAGGAACATACCAAAGATTACTTGGGATTCTGTAGCTCCTGCCAATGCGGATGCTATGCCTTCCCCAACAACGTGTCCATAGCTGAAAGTAATTGTGGACTTAAGCGATTCTGCGGTCTTGTGGACACTGCGGAGTTTTTGAAGCTGAAACTTGCGCGGGCAGGAATGGAGAGTGAGGAGGCTGGAGTAGGAGAGCTGTCTGATTCTATAATCAGTTGTTCCTGTATAGCCAGGCTCGTGCCAATTAGCGATTGTTCCAGTCTGCTGCTGTTCTCCATTATTGGAATCGTCTGAAGTGGGTACTGGTCCGGAGCTAAAAAACTCTTCAAGATCGAAATTGCTATCCATAAATCTTCCTCAGGTAGTGGATTAAGATGTGCTTCTGCTATCTGATACCATCGAATGTCATCATAGGATAGAATTGGCTTGAGTGGGGATAACTCGGTGATTATTATCGATTGCTTGACTAGTTTATATTTATGTCTATGTACGTCCCAAGCATCTAACCATACAAATAGTCTGCGATGTGTAATTGGTGCAGATAAATAAGCTAGACGAGCAGATAGGTAGATTGCAGTTGCATGACAAAGTTCGCGTGGCGGATAAGATGTAGATGACACATCAGGTTACCCTAGATTGCATCCAGACCAAGCTGATTAATCTTACCAACAACGCTTTTGGTAGCTGCTGCGGACTTAGATTGCTTGGTCATATTCTGTGCCAGACTCACGTTAGTTTGTACTTGCAGGCCAGATACGACGATTCCGATTTCTTCTTCAGTCATCAGAGTTACGTTTTCTGGTTGCGCCTTAAGAGTTTTCCAGATTTCTTGCAGCAATGTTGGCATCGTTGGATGCCGAGATTTAATTGCAGTATCTAGAGAGATTACCTTTTCCTGCAACTGTTCGTAGGGTGTCATTTTCTATCCAATTTTTGGAGGTCAAGCCACATTTGTTTAATGTCGATTGTTTGAAAACTTATTTTATCGACAACTACTAGTAGCAAACAGGTGATGGCTATAGTAGAAACTACGTTCCAAGCAATGAGAAAATAAAATAGGTATTGATTCATAGCAAATCTTTCTGCTCGCAAATCCATTCTTTGGCACGAATGTAATCGTATTCGCCACCAGCACTATCTGACCTATGAATAGTAGATACTTGCGACAATGGGAACCACATATTACGACTACCACCAGGCACATCAGCATCTGCCAATGCGGAATCATTTACCTGCATGACTTCAATTAACACTGCACGCTCAGTTTCACGAATAATATATCCATGAATTGTGTGCAACTTATCGCCAGACCACGTAGATTGGGGTTCTCCGGGCGCATCGTAGGAAGATACTGGAGGAAGGTTGTCTACATCTGGCATGTTAGAGTCATTTTCCCAAGGTGGGGTAGGCATTATTAATCTCCGTATTTACAAACAGAAATGCCCTCATAAGAGGGCTAGGATTAGGCTCGTTGGCCGATCTAAATATCAGATACTGTGATCGCAGAGCCAATAACATATTTTACCAATCTGAATGTTATAATGCTGTTAGATCGTTCGTACTCTACTCTGCAATGTTGTGGATAGATTTGGAATTTGTACCCAACATCTAGCCACTTCTCTTTGATTACTGCTTTAATAATTCTACGGTGCAGTACTCTATTGGCAGTCAGCTTAGCTGTGCCACGTTGTTTTAATTCTTGCCATATTGGTTCGTAAAGACGCATGCGCGGTGCGCAGTTTATATTTTGCGATGATTGTGTGAAGTGATCCTACCCTGTACAACTCAAGTGTTTTCTAGCCTTGGCAACCATCCCCGAACTTCCCCTGCTCACTCCGATAGAAAACAGGAGATAGGTAGTTACTAGAAAGGATTGCGTCCAGGATCACAATCATAGATATAGATAATATATACCTATGATTGTAATTCCAGGACAGTTTATAGACTTGTCCAGGTCATCAGATATTAGATGTTATCGGCAGCAATCACCATTTCTTCCGCACTCAGGTAAGCATCAACACGACGCAGCAGCAGTTCCAGAACATCCGAGAAATTCTCGGCATTCGGAGTTTCCATATACAGGGCCAGTTGATCCTTCAGCTTGCTCAGAATCGGCTTGTTGGTCTTAACCATTGCAAACTTCTTCAGGTAAATTTGCGTAGCCAAGCCAACCTGTTCTGCGGTCTTACCAGTCAGGCCAGGCATCACAGCCAAATAATCTGCTGCAAAGCCATCCCACTGTTCTTGCGGAATAGTAGCACGTTCCGCCTTCGGCATGTTAGCAATAGCCGACCACAGAACTTGTGCAACCGGGAAAGTTTCTTGGCTGATGTTAGCATTGTCAGCCACGATTTCCGAAGCAACCGATTTGATAACACCATAGATGGCATCATTCAGCAGTTCCAGTTCTTTGCCGCCGGCCTTGAGAATGTCAACGATGCCAGAAATGGTAGGCACCGGCAGATTCAGTTCAACCGGGGCGCGTTTGTTTCCAAGCTTGTCTTTCTTGAAGCGGAAAGCAAACTTTTGCAGCACGGTTGCTTCGTTGGTGTTAACTTCGCTGGTGTTGGTATCGGTCATGATAGATTAAATCCTAGTGAGGGAGAAGGAGAGATTAAGAAACCGCTTTGTTGTGGGCTGGTGCGGTTTCGTGGACCAGTGAAGGTAATGTAACAGGTCGGGGATCGCGTGTCAAGGGCCCCTGTGGATGAAACTAGGCTGCACGTTAGTCTCTATCAATCGGATCTAAAACTACACATGCATCCTGATAGATTTTACATCTTGTGGAAGTATGAAATTGTAGGATTCCTATTGTCCTTCCTGTAGTTAATTCAACGGCTAGAATTGACTGAGACTTATTTATATCAGCTTCTACTTTAATATAGATTTCTGGATGCACTGTCATGTCTGAATCCATTAAGGAAAATACAGTGCCAGGGGATAGGTTACAAAATTTATTTTGAGAGATTTTACCTAATGCTACGACTTTCATGATTACATTCCTTTCTGCTTATGGATTACGTGGCAAGCTACAAACACTAGTTGATCCATCATATTCGTGAATGTAGATTACCTGTGTCTCAGTCCATGCAATAATGCCATGGCAATCCATCGAACCAAAACCTGCGTAATAAGGGTAATCTAACAAGGGAGCTGCAATCTCCCAAGAAATTACTTGATCTGCGTATGGTTCAATTGGGTCGTCTCTGGTGTCTTTGCTATAGGTATAAGAAGATCCCATTAATGGAATTTTAATTCCAATGATTGGACCTACTGCTTCTGCTAAGATATCGTCTTTAAATGACTTACGGTTATCAGACATGATTCATTGCCCCTTTAATTTGCCCTGGAAAAAGATAGCTTTCTCCTCTAAAGTATTGCCCTTTACTCGTTGAGTTTTAATTCCCTTTTCAAAGCTGTCAGGCTCGCACATAATATACAACTCTTCTCTAGCACGTGTGATAGCAGTATAAAGAAGCTCTCTTGATAGCATAACATTATGGGACTGATGCAAACACAAAAATACTTTCCTCCATTCGCTGCCTTGCGCCTTATGGACGGTTAAAGCATATCCATAAAGTATAGAATTCAGTTCACCTGCTGCCGATAGTGTAACTTCTTGATCACTGTCACACATGCGAACTGTAATAATGTGAGAAGCAGATTTTACTCTATCTTCTTTATCTGTTTGCATTGCCACTTGGCCAAGAAGAAAATCAACTTCGTCATCATTTGATTTTGCAGAATCTGCATCTTTAGAGTTGCCACTGGCAGAATCATATCCCCAATAATCAAGTGTTACCGATGCGGGAAGCGGGGGAACACCGTAATATGCAGGATTTGATTCAATACGTAAAATTTCAGCGTCCTCCTTATCTACCATTACCTTTTCTCCCTCTCTAAAGTATAGACGATTGAAACCTGCAACTACCTGATATACGAGAGAATTAGATTTTTTAGCGAGATAGTTACCGATTTTACGATTGATTTCTTCTGTACCGCATGCTTTGTTGAATGGCAGAAGAATCATATCTTCTTCAGGATCGTACAGTCCGTTGTCTAGGAATGTAGTAAAGACACTAGACAATGTTAGCAGGGCGTTTAGGCTGTCGATTTTCTTTTTCCAAGGGCGAATGGTCATCTGTCCTGGGCGTTTCCAGGATTCAAATTCGGCACCTGCCATTGGATTTCCACTAAGAATCCGATGCGCCAAACTAATAATCGGGCTTTCCAATGCCTGACGGTAGACTTCTGTGAGTTCGACAACTGGCAGTTCGAGAAGTTTAAATCCCAGAATGGCAGGACCAAATACCGGTGGTAATTGTTGAATGTCGCCGAGATAGATAATCTGCGGATTGTGAGGACAAGCATCAATAACCTCCTGATGAAGATCAGTTCCAAGCATGGAAGATTCTTCAAAGATAATGCAATTGATTGTGGATGGCAATGGATTGGCCGCGTTGCGGGTGGCTTCAAATCGCATTGTAGTGCGTTCTTTACCAGTTTCAGGATCAGTTACTTCGTAATATACAGGCTGATACTCAAGGAGTTTGTGGATAGTAATGCAGTTGCCTTGAAGGTTTTCGGGCACATTTTTTCTAATGTTTGCAACTGCTCTACGAGTGTAAGCGCAGATAACAATTCCCGGAGTACCGGAGGTGAGATGGTTGTGCCCTCCAGACTGGAGAATTCCTGCTCTTCCGGATAATTCGAGTTCTTGAACAACTGCCTTTTGACATGTCGTCTTACCAGTACCAGCAGCTCCGATAAGAACCGCTGATTTCCCAGAGCCTGCGAGAGTAACAAATTCGGATTGCTTGGCGTTGAGGGTAATGAGGTTGCCATAGCGATCTAAGATTTGATGACCGGATTGGGTAGGTTCAGTAGAGATCTCTGCTGTTGCGTCACAATTTCCAGATTCTGTAATTGAACAGGGCTCTTCTGGATGACATAAAGAAGAACAGTCAGGAGATTTAGGCGGCACCGGCTGAACAGCTACTTTTTCTGCTGCTTTCTTGGCTCGCAATTGTGCTAGCAGATCATTGAAACGATTAGGATCTAGTGTGGACATAAGATTTAAGTGGTTGGTGGGATAAGATCAGCCATGAAACTAGGGACTGAACGGTCCTTATACGTCATTCCGGCGCCCTTGTCAACCAGCCAGTTATTGTGTTTGCGACGATAGTATTGTTGATAGTGATCGATTATAGAACCAGGGCGAATTGAGATGATTGCAGGGCCTGCAAAGATAAATGGAGTATGGGCAGTTGATGCAGCACAAGGAAATTCGTATCGAATGAAATCATATACTAGCTTGATGACATCTGAAGATGAATGATAATCACAATTTCTTACGGATTGGCGAATGGATTCTAGTTCCATTGCAAGTTCACAAACCCAGAGAATGTTATGATTTGATTCGGCGGCCCATTTAGTGCATGGGTGTTTAGGATAAGCTAGCTTGTAGATTCCAGGTAATTTGAAGTTACGAAGCAGGAGTGCAGTTGATACCATCTGCGCAGATTCCAGAATCATCTTATGTAGATGTTGATCGCAATGATAAGATGCTGCGATGGCTGGATCTGGATCTGGATCAAGGACAAAAATATTCATGGGATGTACTCCTAGTTAAAACTTATGTTCCCAAGATAGATGAAATGCCTGACGCTTTTGTGGAATCCAAGTAAGTCTGAATCCTGCAGGTAAGCTGATGCTTGGTAACAGATATGGTGTTAGTTTTGCTCTGCTATATCCAGTCATTACACCTGCATGGAAATCAATTGGACCTACACTAGGCAATTTATATCCTACATGAGTAGTGATGGAACATTCAGAATTATGGTAGATTCCTGCCACTAGGCCGCCCTTTGTTTCAATATATACGCCTGGATTATTATTTGTGCATGCTGAATGTGTGTGATGGGTGTAAATGTTAAATCCGATTAGTGCTAGTTCGAGCATCATGAATCTCCTGGAGGTAGCATAGATTTCTGATCTTCTGGTCTAATGTATTCCATTGCATTCTTTGCAGGAGTTACAAGGACATAGCCAGTTTTCATATCAGGCAATTTGCGGAAGGAGAGCAAGACTACTTTACGCCCACGCAATTCTTCTGGATGACAACGATGGTAGATAATTAGGTAAGTAATACCTTCTCGTACAATTGGTCGGTGTTGGCCCCAAGTTTGGAATAGATATTCTGGTGCCCAATGAAGAATGTAGAAATTAGATAGCTTATGGCGATCTTCAGGTGGAATATACCAGTCTAGTTGGATTTGATTGTAGATGTTATGGTGAAGATGTGATGTTGAACGGGGAGCAGGGGGGATGATTAGAGGTTTGAACTGGTTATGATCTTTGGACATTATAGCTCTCCGCCCATAAGGTAGCAGTTGAAAAAATCATTCCAAGTCAGTGATTCGGAGAATGATCCGTAAAGGAAAGCGTAAAGAGATTTCTTATACCCCGCATGGAATGAGTAGAATGCACCATCTACAAAGTGAAGGTGGTATGGTCTGTAATCAGGCAGTTTCTTATGTTCCACTGCATTGCGAGATTGATAAAGAAACTGAAGATTAAATTGGAAGTTCATCATTATCCCCAGATTGGTTGATATTCGTATCTGTATCTTTACCATACTTCCTAGCCATATCCCAACGCAGCTTAGCTTTCTGGAATGCGAATCTAGATGGATATTGTTCCAGTTTTGGTTCTTCGCTAGGTGCAGAATCAACCAATGCTTTCATGTTGGCGGATTCTACGCTGGCACTAGAGGAGATTAGGCTGTAGGAACTTTTGACATCGGGATCGCCAATATCTAGGAAATTCCGCTTTCTGGATTGCGCATCACGCAAAATTTTGAACAATGCGTGAGAGTAGATTGATCCGATTGGAATGTTTTCTTCGCAATGCTCAATTAGCTCAATCAGGTCAGAATCTGGAATTGAAAATATGTAATCGTTTTTAGTGCAGCGGACAATGATCTCTTTCCAGAACTCGGCGCACGTAATTTTCTGACCGAGAGAAGATCCGAAAGGCGAGGAAACTAGAAATGTTGGGAAACTTCCTGCTGCTGCTGCCCAGATGGAAAGTTCTCCTGAATATGCAGAGATTGGACGATGAGGATTTTTGATCATCCGCGCCAGTGCATTCTCACGACGAATTAGTGCAGCTGATTCGTGGGCAGATTTGTATCCTGATTTGTGTTCATCGTATGCATGTTGCCAATTCTCGATCCAATAACGGACATTGGAAAGTGTGCGAGTATCTTGGGAGATTGCATAGTGAGGAAAGATTTCCTGCGGATCAGATACAGTATTGAGTTTGATTACTGTACGCAAGAGAGATTCCATGTTGTTGGCAATGATGGAATCAGTTTGTTCTGTACGAATTACAGGAACGCGCCAGTCGATTAGATCAGAACTACGAAGAAGGGAGAGAAATAATAGATAGCTATCAGTTGATGTCAGTTCTCCACTGCTCCACTTAGATGTTGCAGCTAGTAGTTTCTTTTGCGGCAATGAGAATATTGGATGATGCAATTCACGAGAATAGAATGTTCCTGGAAAATGGGAACAATCGAATTCGATGGATGAAAGAGAACATAGAATCTTCATGGTAGGATCTCAGGTTATGGATGATGATTGGTGATTGCTGATTGGTGATTAGGGCAGAGAATGATAGATGAATAGTGTAAACATAATTCGTTCATCTTGCTTCATGCGTGATACCCATTCACGGTGGTCTTGCTTATATGGAAAGAAATTCCATCCTAGATTCGTTAATTTAGTATATTCTTCAGTTGCATATGGATTAATATCTAGTTTCGTTGCAGAGCAGATCATATCCCAGACTAGTTTTTTAATCTTACGTTGCTTTTGCAGTTCAGTGATTTGTTTTGCATTTACCATGATTAAGCTCCAGTAGGTGATTAATTGGCGTATCCGCCATCAAACAATGCGGTTTCAAACTTTTCAGCTTCTTCTTCAGTCATTAGTCCATTCTCCCAACGATAAGTGTGGACAATTGATAGTTGCGGTGGTGAAAGATATTCAGGATTAGATTTCCAGATAGTGTAAAGTTCTGCAGGTGTTGGTGGAATTGGACCAGGTAAAGATCCGGACATTGAACCGCCAAGACCTAGCTTAGATTCCAGGCTTGGTGCAGTGGTTAGTTGCGGTTGCATTACGCCATGTTTGATTTTGATTGCAAAAGCTTCTAGGTAAGCTAGTAATGATTGATTAGTGGAAAATGCTTTAACACATCTGATAATTTCAGTTAGTTCTGCTGGAGAGAAATAGGGACGGAATTTTTGTTCAGACATTATGATTAGTTCCTAAATGTTGGTAGAATATTCAATGTTGTTTGCACCATAGCCTAAACCGCCATAGGTACAGGTGGAATATACCCAAGACCAGTAAGAATGTGATGTGTAATAGATGAGTGAATTACCGTAGTCATCCATTGTTGGTACTAGATTGTATGGTGCTTCGTACATTTGTTGGTACCGGCTAGATTTTGGTGAAGGTAGTTTCAGGCCAATCTGGCAATGCTCGCAAGGTACTGCGATTACGATAAGCTAGGAGAATTGTGTATGGTGAGATTCCGATGTTGATCCAATAATGAGCACTAATGAATTGCTGTTGATCGAATGAAAGACCAGACCACCATTGATTAGCGATTGGTGAATCTTCTGCTGGAGTGGTTAGATGTGGATTATAGGGTAATGGTGAGGACATGATATGGATGGGTTAGATTACTGGATCAAATGCTTTCATTGCCAGACAATCTGCACAATGAAAACGCTCAACTGCCAGACGTTTGATGCTATCAGGAAATTTACCCCCTAATGTTGGCTTTTCTTTGGAGCAAAGACAACAGAATCTTTTGTTTCGCTCATTTGCTCTAGCATACAATCCCCGAAGCATTGCAATTCTGTCTGCTGCCGGGTTAAAACTGGATGATAATGAGGTTGATATGTGACGTTTGAATGTGTTGGTGGTGGACATAATATATTCTCCTAGTTAGCTGATAACCATTGAGCGCCAAAAAACACCAGACAGAAGATGATGGCCAATCCGTAGATGGACCAAAATCTTCCGGCAGGTGTTAATCTGCGATGGAAGATTTTATTGGGCATGATGATCACCGGTTAGGACGGAAAATTATTTCAATGACGACCATCGAAAGATTGTCATTTGTCATTTTCAGGAATAAATACAACACTGTAATTCCTTTGTCCTTCCATTGCATCAGGATTTGTGCAATAGATATTATGCCCGTTTAGGGCGAATGCTGGTCGTGGCTCAGATTCCAACAACATGCGAGCATTAGCTGTTGCAATTTCCATTGCGGTTGTGGGGAATTGATTACGGGGAGGGTGGATCATGATAGTATTACTCCGGATTAAATTCATTGATACATTGGATTAGGAATTGTTTGTTCAGTTCTTTTTGTTTGTTGTAAGCAACAGCATTAGCAGCAGCAATAGCAGCAGCATTAACAGCATTAACAGCAGCAACAGTAGCATTAGCAGCAGCAACAGTAGCAGCATTAACAGCAGCAACAGTAGCAACAGTAGCAGCAGCATTAACAGCAGCATTACTATAACCATTATTCAAATCTTTTACACTATCTGCACACATTTTTGCAAATCGCACACAGATTTGAATTTCTTTCCGCCGCTTACCAATTAGCCAACAAACATCAGAAATACTGTTCGATGCTAAACAATCCACAAGCGGAAATTGTGTTTGGTAATCTGCATCGCATTGAGGGTTGCGAGCATTGAGAATGTTTAGCCACCCTCTTACGCACGGATTAAATAAGTGAATCTCAGCAAGAGATGTGGTGAGAATGGTATTAATAGACATAGTATCTAGCTCCAGGTTGGCAGGATTGCCATGTATACAATCCACAAATAATATGAGTGTGAATTGTATAGATTGCAAACCTTTGGTTAATCGCTGTCTCTGTATTCCAAAGCATCCGCAAGGTTTCGTAAACCTTGAATTGTGTTTTGCTTTACTTCAGCATTCAGAAGATCAAAGAATTGTTCGCCAATGATTGCAATTGGATCAAGATTATTAGGCAATTCTTTATCTAATGCTACCTGTGCTTCACATAGCCAGATAAGGTAGAACATGCCAAGTGAGAATTGTTTGATTCTTGCACATGAAACATGATTAGCCTCAATTGGCATTGTTTCATAATAAATGTCATTGAGATTGCTTTCTTGCATGATATATTAACTCCGATTGATTTGCGCAGATTGCGCGGATGGTGCACCGAATGGGACTCGAACCCATAAATGCCGTCAGGCATGGCAGATTTTAAGTCTGCTGCGTTTACCTATTTCGCCATCGGTGCAATGGATTGATTACAACATGCTGATATCAATGAATTTTACTTCACCAATACCTGCACTTGATGCATTCCTAGGTTTATATCCTAGTTCATGTTTGATTGCATTTTCAGGGCAGATACGAATTAGATTTGCCATGAATTCTGGGCCGTGATTAGATCCAATTGGCGATATTGCATGCACCATTTCATGACAGAAATACCAAGTGTAGTATTCTGCACCGCGATTCTTTGCCCATGTTGGAATTGTTATTTCTTTGCGTTGATAGTGACAATAACCACGGCGGCTATTGATAATCCAAAACGCCCATCCTTTGGATACCAACATTTTGTAAGTATCAACAACTGTAGGTGGCAAATCCTCAAGCAATTCTAGGCTTGCACCATAATTAATTTTGTTTGCCATGATAGATTGATTTTCTCCGAATCTAACAACAAAACACCTAACTAGACTGTTGGACTGTTGGACTGTGCCATGCGTCTACCCTACCCCCGCGAAGCGGGCTTGTCAAGCATGCCTCTATACCAAATCTAAGCCTACCTGAATCTAAGCTACCCTGTAGCTAGGTCGTGAGACGTCTTAGCGTTATATTTAGGGGTATTAAATTTTTTGTATATATCAATATCTATAAATCTTTTGATACCCCATATAACTAGTGTGCATGCACGGTACTAAACTAAGGTGTAGGCTAGATTTGGGTGCATGCACGGTGGGTGACCGAGGTGACCCCCTACAGTCTAGCGGTCTAGCGGTCTATATAGACTGTCAGACTGTAGACCGTTCACAGTCATTTTTCCATAGTTATCGCTAGATTCTGGTGATATCAAAACCTAGCGATAACTAGGGAGATATTTCACTCCCTAATCCTGTCATGCGGTTTACTCGCCAATATCCAGAAATTCTTCGATCTTCTTTTTCGGCTGTTCCATCGCGATCAAACGATCAGTTAGCCGTTGTGCGATGCGATCAGCGGATGCAGACAACGAGATTGCTTTCTTGCAGCCGTTGATCTGTTTGGTTTCGAGAATCGTTTTGCCTCCAGCGAGAGAACTGATCAATGCACGGTAGATTCCAACATGCTTATCCACCACTTTGACATTATCCGGCGTCAGTTCATCAAATCCGAGCTTCTCAGCCAGAAACACGGTCAGATTCTCGGCCACTTCGGAATCAAACCATTGTTCGATCACATCTTTCTTCAGCCGATCACCTGCGGCTTCGGCTGCCAGATACGAAATACACGCACTCACGCTGATATCCGCATCATCCACCGAAATCAACGAATGTCCGGCGGATTCATAGAGACTCCGAATAATACCATCCTGCGCGTTCTCGATCATGGTTCCGATGTAGGGCAACAAACGATCAATGTTTGCAGTGATCTGTGCCGGGTCCACTTGCGGAACACTTGCGCAAACTGACGGTGGCGCAACCTCCCCCGCTTTTGTCATTGCAGCGGTTTGCTTATATCCCACCTTTGCCAGACGCTGGCCAGATGCGGGCTTAGATTCACCGGCAGTAAAGAGTGCCAATGCGTGACGGGTGCCAATGATGGACATGATAGTATCTCCCGGGCTTTGCCCGATCTAGATTGATAATTGGCGCATGCGCCATGATGCGGGATTGCATCCACCTAACCACCATTGCACGATGGTTAGATAGGACAATCAAACGCGATTGTAGAAAAATTCCGATTCCCTCAACACCACATTAGTGCAAGTATCAACGCACCATGCCTTGTAATGTCCCTGAATGCCACGTGTAATCCAATCGAATAAATCGATTGCTTGCCAGCGAGTCTCACATTCGCACTCACGGACTGCCTCAATAGTATCTTTCGGACCTGACAGTTTCCAAACAGTGATTTTGTATGCATGCGCCATGATCTTAGCTCCAGTAGTTGCGGTTATGATTCTTGCCCTTGCCCTTGTTTGATCCCACCTAGCTAGATCAGTTCCCTGATGTTACCTGATCCGACCTGATCTAGCTAGCTTTACAATGTAACAGTATCCTTCATTCTCCCTTAGCTTGATGTTTGGTTTCTATGCTCTTGAGATTGTTAGAGCACCTAACATCTACCTTAGTTCCCTGCCGTTACAATCTGTTACATTCTCCGCCATCTGCCCTGCACATGCACTATCCTGCATCCTATCCACCACCAGCACCAGCACAAACACGAATCATTCTCATTTGCACCTACATTCGCAACTACCCCCGGGCTGGACCTTTTTTGGGCCTGGGCGGCTGGCTGATCCTATTAAGCACAACTAATTTTCCTAAACTTTTTCCAATTCTGATCCAGTCCTGCGAACCAATCCCCTCCTCCCATCAGATAGTTGAAGCTGTAATCTACGCTTAATCCTGGAGATCACCGCCATGCCATTAGATACCACTGAGTTTGATAAACGAATTGCCGAATCTAAATTCTCCGGAACAGATAAAACAGGCAGTGTAACTGGCCAAGGTGAAGCGGTTATGCAATTAGCATTAGAAGTAGTAAAAGCTAACTTTCCTGATCTGGTCGCGCGCACCCATTCAAAAGTTAGCCGCAAAGAACCTACGAGTCCTGGTGCAACTGGTGAGTACACTTATGGATTAGCAGCAGGTGAATCTGATGGCATTCGACTTAAAAACACTGGGCAGTGGTCACCAGCAGCGCGTAGTTTTGTTCCGTCTCCTGAAGGCATCAAGCAAGGACTAAAACAGCGAAACGAAGTTAATTTCACAACTCAGGAAGTTATGGCAGGTGTGGAAACTGTGTTGCATGAAATGTACCATGGCCGCTCGCGAGCAGGATTTTTCAACGCCGGTGAAGAGTTCTCCAAACTTACGCCCCAACAAACTGCCAGAGTTAATGAAATTGCCAATCTACCTGAATCTGGCTATCCCCAGTTTGGCCGTCGTCTGAATTCGATGAATGAAAACTATCTGAATACTGAAGAATTCATGGCAAATGCTGATGCATTGCTATCAATGAAAGAAAGATTACGCATTCCAGAAGGGAGTCACACGGCTCAACGATTGGTTACGCTTGAAAAGATCATTTCCGAAGTTCCAGAAGTAGCAAAATTCATTGCTGCTCGTCGGGAGCCAAATGTACCAACGCTAAAAGAGCCACCGCAAGGTACGTTAGGTGCGCTTCTTTCCAAAGTTGACGCATTTCTTAACGATTACAGTGTAAAAGAAACTGCTGGCGGCGCAAAACCAGGCACCTCCAAGAAAAAAGACTAATCCGAAACCATATCATGACTACTGCAACTCCCACATCCACTGAATCTCGTGCTCTCCAACTCCTGGGCCAAGGTCTGGGAGCTGAAATGGTCGCATCTGCCGTCGGAGTCTCTGTTTCCCGCATCTCGCAACTACTTTCAGAAACAGAATTTGCCGCCCAAGTCGCAGATCTACGCTTCCGTAATCTCTCCAAACACAATGAACGAGACGCAGAGTACGATAAACTAGAAGATGAGTTGATTACCAAGATGCGGGATCTTATGCCATTCATGGTTCGTCCCATGGAAGTGGCGCGAGTTCTGCAAATTATTAATCAAGCTAAGCGTCGTGGATCTTCTGCTCCTGAATCTATCACAAATCAGCAAACTGTCGTACAACTTAACATGCCAGTCAGTGTCTATCAGAAATTCACAGTGAACGCAAACAATCAAGTAATTCAAGCTGGACAGCAGCAGCTCATCACAGTACAATCTGGTAACATGGCCAAGCTTTTGACCGCCTCGAAACAGCCCTCTAATCATCAACCTTCAAATGTCGAATATCACCCAAGCCCAGCAAGCAGCCATGGCTAAAGCTGCCGCAGTAGCCTCCAATCAAGCCGCACTTGTGCAGCGTAATAAGGAAGCTGCCGCCCTGCAATTGCGAATCATCCAGTCAATGTTGGCGCAAAGGCCTTCTAAGTGACCAACTCCACATTAGATCTGGAATCGAAGCTAGGATTTGCCCCTGGGGGCCAAGATGCGGTCACCGAACTAATCCAAGAGGCCGCAGTTTCCACGCAAGAAGCCCAAGAATTGGCTAGGACATCCTTAGATTTCCTGGCAGCCATTGCTCTGCCTACTATTTTCCGCTACTTCTTTCCAGACGTTTTCCAGCAAATCTGGCGTCTGATGGTCTCGTACATTCACAAAGAACGAGACTTTTCTCAGCTTGCAATTGGTCTGCCCCGTGGATTTGCCAAGACAACATTCACCAAGATTTTCCTGCTTTATGTAATCCTATTTACCAAACGCACATTCATTCTTGTCTGTGCCAATAGCGTACCTAAAGCAGTTGCAATTATTGCTGATGTCTGCGATTTCCTAGACGAACCGAATATTAAAAAGCTGTTCGGAGATTGGCGCCTCGGCCTAGAAACTGACCAGCAAGTTCTTAAGAAATTCGGTTTCCGTGGTCGCAACATTATCATTGCTGCCGGCACCGTAGAATCTGTACGCGGTTTGAATGTAAAACATCAGCGCCCAGATGTAATGCTCTTTGATGACATTCAAAGCAGGCAGGATGCAGAATCACAAGTAATCTCCGAGCAAATTGAAACTGACATGATCGGTACGGCTATGAAGGCAAAATCGCCTCATGGCTGCTTGTTCATTTTCATTGGCAACATGTATCCTACCAAGTGGTCGATACTTCGCCGTCTCAAATCTAATCCCACCTGGGTTAAATTCATTGCTGGGGGCATCATCCATGATGAGAATGGCAATCCTCGCTCGTTATGGGAAGACCTGCAACCGCTGTCGCAATTACTAAAAGAATTCGAAAACGATTCCGCATCCGGCCGTGCAGAGGTTTTCTACGCTGAGGTTCTTAATGATGAGAACGCAGCAGTTTCCAACATCTGCGATATCAATCGTATTCCATTAAATCCTTACACCAGCGATCCACAGCATCAAGGCAATTTCATTATCATCGACCCATCTAATGATAAAGCCAATAGCGATGCAGTTTCCATTGGATATTACGAAGTCTTTGAATCTAAGCCGGTCTGTAAGGAAATCCTAGAAGGGCGCCTATCCCCAGGTGCGATGATTATGGAATCGCTTAGGATGGCATTACGTCGTAACTGTCGTGTCATCTGCGTAGAATCCAATGCTTACCAATATTCAGCTCTGTATTGGTTTGATCAGATCATTAAACAGATGGGGTTGCAGAACGCAGGATTTCATTGTCTAGACGTTTACTCGGGTCAGCTATCTAAGAACTCCCGAATCTTGACAATGTTTAAAGCACTTCTAGCTGGCGAGATTCTTCTGGATGCTCCGGCCCGTGCACCAACTTTTGCACAGATCACATCTTTTAACCCTCTTAAAACTAACAACGTAGATGGAGTACTTGACCTCCACACATACGCCCCCAAAGTTCTGGAACTTTACGGTGAATTTATCCGTTCCACACTTGTACTAGATTCGCAAGAGACGGATATGATTCCTGTCCGCTCAGAACTAGAAACCTCCCCATTCTAAACCAGAGACCTCTGATGGCTGCCAACCAAGCATTTATTCCGCCTAAAAATGTTCAGGAAGCTCTCCTGCAATTCCATAAATACTCCGCAACTCAGTCGGAAAATCAATGGAATATGAAAGAGCAAATGCGCCGCATCGACCTGGCATATTTGCGTGAAGAAGATCTGACGCTGGAGCAATGGAAAGCCAAGCACCAAAATCTTGGAGGTAACTCTAATGCTATCCAAAACGTCACAGTTCCTGTTGTTAAGCCGCAGATTAATTCGGCAGTAGACTACCAGGTCTCTGTATTCCTCACCGATTATCCAATCTTTGGTGTTGTCTCTGGCCCTGAATACATGGATCAGGCACTCCAACTTCAAGCACTAATCGAAGAGAATTCCATCCGCACTGGTTGGGTATCTCAGCTCAATAAGTTCTTTTTCGACGCATTCAAGTAT